GAGGGTGCCACCCGCCAGACTGGGGCGCAGCTAAAGGTCCTCAAGTCCCGCTTTCAGGAACTGGGCTGGCCCTGCTCGCATGAGATGGACTACGACATTGAGAAGGGTACGTTTAGGTGTACCGACTATGAGACAAGGCTAGAAACAGCGATGACCAAAGTATGAACTGGCAACCAATAGAAACTGCGCCAAAGGACGATGGTATGCGGATACTGGTTTGGTGGGCAGGGCAGGCCTGTATTGCTTGCTGGGACGAAGAAGTAAAAAATTGGCAAGAATGGTACGACGGAGATTTCATGGACTGCGAGGATGAAATCACCCACTGGATGCCGCTGCCTGCGGCTCCTGTATAAAAAAGGCCGTCACAAGGACGGCCCTTAATTATTTTTTGGGAAATTCTATAATTTTTGCTGGCGGGTCCAGAAAAATCAATTCGTCCTCATCAAACGTCCCTAGTTCTGGATCGTCAGGACACCAGAAGCCTGATTTGCCGGTCCAGTATTTGTACTCCGGGGAAGCGACAACTTCTAACGGGCCGAACTCGTAATGCTCGACCAGTATCCTGCGGGGTTCACGCATCTGGGGCCTCAAATCCTAACGAGCAACGCTGTTCCCATTTTTCTGCCGCATAAACCGGGTTTTTGTCCCAAGCCTGAATGTCGGTGCCAGAACAATCATCATTATCGCAATAGATAACAAACCCGCCACAGTGGGCGGTGTTTACCATGGGTTCGCTGCCGCAGACGGGGCAGGCATGAAAATTGGTCTTCATTCTGCGTACTCCTTCTTTCCGCCGGATGTTTCATTATCGGCCCAACCAGCGGCGTAAGCGGCGATCTCGTCTTCGGTCATGCCGTCTTTGCCAATGTACAGGCTTTTACCCGTGCCGCCGCTCCAGTAATGCGGGCCAAACGGGCGACCGTACCAATTATCAGCCGATCCCCGGTCCCATGGTCCGCCGTGGCGCTTATCGTATTCCATGTCAGTTACTCCAAAAGGCTGGGGGCCGAAGCCCCCGCCGGGTTAGGCCGCGATGCGGCGGAGGTTTTCTTTGACCGTGACCGAGGAAATCTGGGTCACCTTGGTGCAAGCCGCGATCTGGTCTTCGGTCAGGAACTGGGCCAGCAGCTTCTTGTCGATAGTGCCGCGCTCAGACAGCTGGTGGACCATGGCGAGGTCGAAGTTGTCAGCGGCGAGGCGCTCGACACCGGAGGCCAGAAACTCGGCCTTCAGGGCGGACATTTCGGCTTCGATGGCCTTGGCATTGTCGCGGAGGGCGATAAAGCGGTCTGCAATGTTCATATCTAAACTCCATCTATCGGGGCCAGAATTGGCCGGTCAATCAACACAGACGTTATCGGCCCAATGGGCCGGTGGGTCAATAAGGAAAATAGGGGGGCAGCAAATTATTTTTGCCCCCCCCCCCTGAACTTTAAAAATTGTAGTCGTAAAATTTCCGGGGGGCCTCGGCCAAGGCAAACCTTTCCCCGTTCTTGCTGTACCATTTCCCGGCCTTACGCTTGGCTTTTGACAGGCGGATGCGGATGACCCGGTTTTCCGGGCAGGGGGTGATCACCCACTTCTGGTCGGTCTGGCGGTCGCAGTGGCCGAAGAACCCGCCGGGGGTGAAACCTAGGGTATCCTCTGGGTTTTCACGAACCGCGCTCATTTCCCGGACCTCAATGGTGGTCGGGGAGACATGGCGGACGATCTCGTAGGGGTTAACGTCTGAATATCCGTAGTGGTTCGCGTATTTCATGATGATCTCCAAAATGAAAAGGGGGTGGGGGCCGAGGCCCCCGGTTAGTCCATCCGGCTGTTGCTGTGGCAGGCGATGCCATGGGCGGTCAGGACGGCGGCAAAAGCCTTGGCATAGGCCTCCTTGCGCTCCATGCTCTGGTTGAACTCATGGCAGGCGATCTCAAGGCCATTGGGATAGCCGGTGCGGGCCATGCCGTTTGCCTTGGCCCACTTGCCGAACGGGGTGTTGCCTTTGAGCCAGACCCAAGCGAACCCGCAGGGGCCTTCGCTGATGCAGTGGACCTCGGCACCGGGCTTGGGGCGACCGAAGATGTCGGCCTCGACCAGATGCATGGGGGTCGGGCAGGCGGCATTGCCAGCGGCCATACCGGCTTCGTGGGCGTTCATGGCGAGGTTGGCGAAAATCGAATTGGTGGTCATTTAGTATCTCCCTGATTATCTAACAAAAGTGTTCTAGGCCCATTGGGCCTAGAGGTCAAGCGGCCACCTTGGGCCGGTTGATGATGGTCTGGAGGGTGCTTTCGCGGTCCTCATGGGCCTTAACGGTGGCCTTCAGGGTCAGGGTCTCGCCATTGTCGGCAATGCGGCTGCCCTTGTAGATCACGATGTTGCCGGAGGCGTCCTTGAAGCCGTGGACGGTCAACATGCCGTACTGGGTCTCGAAGGACTTGGACCACTGGAGGGTCAGGGTCAGGGTCAGGCGGTCGCCCACGGCCCCTATGAAGGCGCTGGAGGCGTTTTCAGCGGCCCGCTGGGCAGCGAGGGCGGCACGGCCCGAAATGCGCTCCAGCAGGCTCTGCGCGAAGCTGATCTGCTTGTCGGAGATCGAGCCGTACTTGACCAGCTTCTGGACCATTTCGCAGATGATGCCCTCTTCGCGGGGGACCGTGTGGACGTTGACGTTGGCAGCGTAGATGTCCCAGAGGGCGGTCAGGCCCTTGTCGGCCAGCGTGGCCTGCGCCTTGGCCTTACCGGCGAGGTTCTTGCGTTCCGCGCCAATTTGCTTCTTGAACAGGGAATAATTGGCGTCCGACAGGCCCATTTTGTCGGCGCAGGTCTCGCCCGTGATGATGTAGGTGTTGCTGGCGGCGTGGTGGAAGATCGCCTGATACAGGCAGGAAGCGCCGCAAATATGGCAGCAGCCGCCGTGATCATGGCTGCTGTACTTGCCACCCGTGCGGTCCATGTCGGCGCTGATGCGTTCCCGGCCAGCCGAACCGAGGCTGAGATACATGGAAGCAGCGGGGCCAACATACTTCATGGCGACAAAGCGATAATCGGCGGGGTTGATAACGCTGGGGCGGTGGATGTCAGTGCGGGTCATAGTCATCTCCAAATCAATCGACCTACGCATCATAGGCCCATTGGGCCTCCTGTACAGGGGGTAAATGGGGTTCCGGCAAATTATTTTTGCTTGCCTTACCGGCCCATACGGCCCATAAAGGGCGGGTCGATTGGCGGCGTTTTGCTGCCTAAAGTGGAGATAGATGATGAATTTCAAGGTGATACGCCTCCGGTCATTGCCGGGGGCTACGAATTGCAGGTGCGGAGTGGGCCTACCGCATGGGTCAACGGCCCGCTGGTCCGGGTCCCGCTGGTGGGACTGCTGGGACTGTTACATGTGCCGTGGGGGGCGCAAATGAGCCGGAACTACGGAATTAGGCCGGACCACCGGCAGGTATACATCCCGCCGGAGGAAAAATTTCCGCGCGTATTTGGCCTGATCAGCATGCTGGTCGGGGGCGTACTGCTGGGTGCGCTGCTCACTGGGATGATGTTTCTGGCTCAACTGCTATATTGGTTGATGCCGTGAGGCGGGTATTTGCCTTTGCCGCCTACGCGATGCTCTTGGCTATATTGGGATACCAATTATGGACAATTCTGCACATGATCCAAACCCACATGCGGTGGAGAACATGATGATCGAGGACGCAAGAGAGTTCTTAAAAACTCTGGCCGCAGACGGTCAGGAGACCTATCTCAATAGAATGTGGGGAATGCGGGAGCCAGTGCCGCCTAAGCCGTCGAGCAAGGGCTGGCCCTTCCGTCTTGCCAGTCAGCAGGAAGAGGTCCCGCGCCGTGGGTTGAAGGTGCTGAAGTGAACATCCCCAAAGCGGTTCAGGACATATTGGATTATATAGAAAAATTCGACGCCGAACGGGACAGGATGGCTCAGGCCATATCTGAGGCAAACGCGGGGAACAAGCTGGGTTGGGAATACCCGCCTGATTTGATCGTCCCCGACGACATCCGGCAGAGTTATTTGGCAGGACCGGCACATTGACACCCCAGCAGCTAAAATCCGCCCGCGCCAAACTTGGCGACCTGAAAACGGCTGAACTCGCGCAAATCATAGGTCTCAGGTGGGACAGAACCATCCGTAAGTGGGAGGCAGGGGAGAGAGCAATCCCTGAGCCTGTGGCGATCCTCCTGAACCTGTTCATCGAGAACCCGGTCCTGATCACTATGTCCGAGAAGTTCCGCCCGGTGTATAAGCGGTCGAGAACAAAGGTGAACGGACATGCCTAGGAAGAAAAAGGTGACAGATAGTCCTGAAATAGCTGCGGAACCCAAAAATGTGGGAAGACCTACGATATACACAAAAGACATAGGAAATCTCATCTTTGAAGCGATGTCTGACGGTTCTGATCTTGTCAGTGTCTGTAAACTGCCGGGTATGCCGCATCGCACTACCGTCTATGTTTGGATGAAAAAATATCCTGAATTTAAAGACATGATTGGTATGGGTCGGGGGGGGTTGGCAGATTTCATGGCTAGTAAAATTCATGAGATTGCCCAGACGGCAAAGCCGGAAAATTCGTCCGCTGACTCGATTAAGCTACAAGCCTATAAATGGCTGACCAGCAAGATCAGCCCAAAAGTTTATGGCGATAAGGTCCAGACTGAGGTTTCTGGGGTCGATGGCTCTGCGATCAAGGTCGAGACTGTTGCGCTGGACGTAGCCAGCCTGACCCCGGAGTCCCGCGCGGCTCTGAGGGCGGCGCTACTGGAAGTGAAGTCCAAGAAATGAAGCTGGCCTATGTCTGCCGCGACTGCGGACAGTTGTGGAAACTGCTGCATATGCGGACATGCCGGTACTGGGTCGAGAAGTCCAAGGTGGTTATGAAGTGGCAATGTAAATCGGCCAATCGGGCCGAATGTTTCATGTGAAACAATTCAAAGGAGGCCTTGTGTCGGAAGATATTCCTAAGTGGAGTGATGTTAAATTGCCTAGGTCAAGTGCAATGGAGAGGGACATCAATGAATGGGAGGCCCAAATTTTCCTCGAAACAGAAGACCTGAAATCACAAGAAATAATGGTTAACGCCGTCAAAGTGTTTTTGGAGGAAATAAAAGTCGCAATAAGTCGTTCAACAGTGTTCAACGACGAATTAGCGGAGTATTCCGAAAATGTAGTTAAATTGTTCCCTGATATAAATGAATGGAAACGCAGGTCTGCATTTCCTAAAGGGAACCAAAGCTGGCTTGATGACCAAAAGTAACTTCTATGTTATCTGGGACGCGCCGGTAGTAGGCCCCTTTCCTGCTGCTGGTACGGCCTGTCTCGGTTTTGCTTCCCGCTATCCGGGACAGGCCACCTAAGTGGGAATAGGGTATGATCGTTGATGTCGGCGGCAAAATGTTAGATGCGGACGAAAGTCTGCGTCTGCTAGACCAATATGAGAACGAGCAAAGCCTGTACGAGTTCCTGCGGAATGCGTGGAAGACCATTGACCCGTCGCCTTTCACGGATAGCTGGGCAATAGAGGCTATAGCAGAACACCTTCAGGCTGTGACGGATGGAGAGATACGCAGGTTGATTATCAACGTGCCTCCTAGGTGCGGTAAATCAACTATAACATCCTGTTGCTGGCCCGCGTGGGTATGGGCGCAGGAGCAGATAAGCCCAACTTCCGGGCCGGGGGTTAAGTTCCTGACGGCTTCCTACGCGCAACAGCTATCAATTCGCGACTCTGTGAAGTGCCGCCGCCTGATTGAAAGTCCATGGTACAGGTCCCTCTGGGGTTCGCGTTTTGCCCTCACAAGCGACCAAAATACAAAATCAAGGTTCGATAATTCCAAAGGAGGCACCCGGCTCTCCACTTCGGTCGGCTCGGCCCTTACCGGGGAGGGTGGTGCCTGCATCTTGGTAGACGATCCAAACGCAGCGGCTGAGGCCTTTAGCGAAGCAACCATTGAGACAACCATAGACTGGTGGGACAACGCCCTCAGCACCCGCCTCGATGATCCTAAGACCGGCGCGTTCGTAGTGATCCAGCAGAGGCTGGCTGAGAACGACCTGACCGGCCACATCCTTGAGAAGCAGACCGGGGAGTGGACCCACCTGTGCCTGCCGATGGAGTTCGAGAAGTCCCGGTCCTTTGTGACCACTATCGGCTGGCAAGACCCGCGCGAAGAGGAGGGCGAACTGCTCTGGCCGGAGCGGTTTGGACCGGCGGAAATCAAATCCCTTGAGTCCGCGCTAGGCCCGTGGGCCTCGGCTGGTCAGCTACAGCAGAGGCCGGAACCCAAGGGCGGCGGCATCATCAAGCGGGACTGGTGGGAACTCTGGCCCCATGATGCCTATCCCGCGATGGATTATGTGATCGCCTCCCTCGACACGGCCTACACCACCAAGAGCGAGAACGACTACTCAGCCATGACCGTCTGGGGAGTATTCAGCGGGGATGTCGTGGCCCACAACGTCAAGGCAGGCGGAACTGATACGGAACGATCCTACGCCCAGCAAAGTCCCAAGGCCATGCTGATGGACGGCTGGCAGGAGCGGCTGGAGTTACACGATCTGGTCGAGAAGGTCGCCAAGACCTGCCGGACCATGAAGATCGACAAGCTGATCATCGAGAACAAGGCGGCGGGCCATTCGGTCGCGCAGGAAATCCGGCGGCTGTTCGGGCATGAGGACTGGGCGGTCCAACTGGTGGACCCGAAGTCTCAGGACAAGCTATCGCGCCTGTACTCGGTCCAGCATCTGTTCAGTGAGGGGATGGTCTATGCGCCGGACAGGTCGTGGGCCGATACGGTCATGACGCAGGTGGGGACGTTCCCGAAGGGTAAGCATGACGATCTGGTGGACACGGTAAGCATGTGCCTTCGCCACTTGCGTGACCTTGGCCTGTTGACGCGCGGGCCGGAGATGGTCGCGCAGGTGCAAGAGTCGATGCAGCATCGCGGGCGGGACCTTCCTGCCCTATACTAATGTTCATGGTTTGTTCTAGACCACACCAATGGTATCTTGCGGTTAATTAGCCGCAAGGAATAGATCATGGCGTTAACTCCGGGGCTTTCTCCGTCTATTAGATTGGTGCAACCGGACCCTGAGTTTGAGGGGCCGGGAGATGATACCACTGTCGAGATTATCGACGGTGAAGATAAGCCCATTGCTAATGAAGACGGCAAGATACTGGAGATCGAGCATGACGACGGCTCGATTACTATTAGCCTAGACGGCAAGTCTCTTAATGGAGATGACAAACCCAAAGGCCCGACCGATTGGTTTGATAACCTTGTCGAAGACATTTCCGAACTTGAACTAAACCGCATCTCCGACGAACTAATGCGCGGTATCTCGGACGACATTGAGAGCCGCAAGGATTGGATCGAGGATCACTCGACCGGCATCAAGCTGCTTGGCCTCAAGATTGAAATTCCCGGCCTCGGAGGCTCCGCAGAAGGAGCGCCTGTCGAGGGCATGAACAGGGTGCGGCACCCACTCCTTCTGGAGGCGGTGTTGCGCTTTCAGGCCAACGCCCGCTCTGAGATGTTGCCGACTGACGGCCCGGTGAAAATCCGCAACGACGATAACAACGCGACGCTGGATGAAGACCAGCTTGCCAAGGCGTTCGAGCGGGACCTGAACCATTACCTGACATCGACGGCCACAGAGTATTACCCCGACACCGACCGCATGCTGTTCATGCTGGGCTTTGGTGGCACGGCCTTTAAGAAGGTTTACTTCTGCCCCCTGCGGAACCGGCCCGTCTCTGAGACGGTCGATGCTGATGACCTGATCGTCAACAACAACGCGACGGACTTGCAGAACGCCAAGCGCATTACCCACCGGTCCTATCAGAGGCCCTCGACCGTCAAGCGTCTACAGATACTGGGCGTGTACCGGGACATTGATCTGTCCACCCCGAACATGAGCAATCTGGATAGCCTCCAGCGCGAGAAGCTGTCTGTGCAGGGCATCGCCCCGGACAGCATGAACCCGAACGACCGGGACCGCGAGATTTACGAGTGCAACTGCGAACTCAACATTCAGGGTTACGAGCATAAGATGCGCGGTAAGGAGACCGGCCTCGAAATCCCGTACCGGGTGACGATTGACGTTTCCTCCAAGAAGGTCCTGTCGGTTGTCCGCAACTACAATGAGGACCAGCAGGAACTCCCAGAGGCCCGCAAGACCTTTGTGAAATACACCTACGTTCCGGGTATGGGCTTCTACGACATTGGCTTGCTGCACATTCTCGGCAATACCACCAACGCCATCACGGCTGCTTGGCGCGAACTGCTGGACGCTGGCATGTACGCCAACTTCCCCGGCTTCCTGATGTCTGACACTGGTGCGCGGCAGAATACTAATATCTTCCGGGTCCCTCCCGGCGGCGGTGCCTTGGTCAAGACCGGCGGTATGCCGATCAATCAGGCCATCATGGCCCTGCCGTACAAAGAGCCTTCGGCAACTTTGATGGGGCTGGTGGACAACATGGCCCAGACCGGTATGCGGCTGGGCGGTACGTCTGAGGCGGCGGTTGGCGAAGGCCGTCAGGACGCTCCTGTGGGAACTACGCTGGCCCAGATCGAGCAGTCCCAGAAGGTCCTGAACTCGGTCCATAAGCGTATGCATGCGGCTCAGGCTGAGGAGTTCCAGCTTCTGAAGGAGTGCTTCAAGGAGCATCCTGACAGCTTCTGGCAGCGGAATAAGAAGCCTGCCGCCCCTTGGGACGAGAAGACGTTCCTGACGGCTCTGGAGAACTACGAACTGATCCCGCAGGCCGATCCCAACACGGCTTCGCAGGTCCAGAGACTGATGAAGGTTATGGCCCTGAAGCAGCTTCAGGCGGCGAACCCGTCGCTGTATGACCCGATTGCCATTGATACCGCCGCGCTACAGGCCATTGGCTGGAGCAATCCGAGCCAGTTCCTTGCGTCGCCGGAGGCCCAGAAGAACCCGCCGCCGGAACTCATTAAGATGCAGGCCGACGCGAAGGCTGCTCAAACAATGTCTGACGCCCACATGCTGGACGCCCAGACCAAGGCCAAGACGGACGAGGCCAAGACGCAGATCGATGCTCAGAAGTTGCAGCTTGAGGGAGCCAAGGTCGAGATCGACAAGATGAAGGCTCAGGCCGCAATGAAGGACAAGGAGATCGAGGCCAAAGACAAGTATCAGGACCGCAAGTTTAAGGAGCATGTCCAGTTGATTGATCTGGCCCAGAACATCGCGGTCCACCCTGAGAGCCTAGATGTGATCGAGCCGCTGATTGCCCCGGCCATTCAGGACCTGAGCGACATCAGCGGCCCTGAAGAACAGCAGCCCGGTCTTGCCCCCGGCCTGATCCCTAGGGACCAGTAATGTCCAAGGATGTCCGCAAAGCATTGATGATTGCCAAGGGGCAGGTATCCAGTGGGTATCTGCCTCCGGGTGATCCGCAGCGCGAAGCAAACCTTGCGCGGCATATGGAGGGCAGTGCGGCCCCGGCTACGCTGTATCACGGCACCCCTGTAGGTGAGGGTATCGGGGACATTCATTCGTTTGACAGAACGCATGCAATTAAGCGGTTCAATCGCCCGGAAGGATTAGATGCCGTAGGAACATGGCTTGACGAAAGTCCGGGCGAAAGAGGTGCTGGTATGTATGCCGGTACCGAAGGCGCTGTTTACCCCGTCCATGCCTCTTTGAAAAACCCGTGGAAGCCTAAGAGTTTTGACGAGTTTTTGGACCTAATGCACACAACCGCTGGCCGCGATCCGAAGACGCAGAATCCGCAAGGCAGAGGCACGGTAGGTCCGCTGCGGGATTACCTTATGAGCAAGGGGCATGACTCGATCATGTTCCCGCCCGGTGCGGTTGATCACCCTGATCAGGGGCCAGTTTGGGTTTCGCTACATCCTGAAAGCCAACTCAAGTCCGCCGTTGGCAACGCAGGCCAGTTTGACCAGAGCGAGCCAGAGATCACCAAGGCCGAAGGCGGGGAGGTTGATGATCAGCCCACGCTTTACAGCGCCGCTGCCCGTGCCGCTGGCAATCTGCCGCAAGCCAAAGGCCCCGCGAGCCAGATGATAAACACTCTCAAGAATCAGCCCGGTGTAAAGCCGGAGGAACTTGAGTATTCCGGCGTGTCTAATGCTTTCCAGCCCAACCAGCCTGTCACCAAGGATCAGTTGGCCCAGCACTTTGAGGTTAATGCTCCCAAGGTTACACCGATCATTAAAAGTGGTGCTGATACCAAGTTTGGCCCCGGCGGTCTTGGCGGCGCACCACTTCCCGGCGGCGAGAATTACAAGGAAATGCTGCTGCAAATGCCAAAAAAGACGGATTACCAGCGGGTTGGTGTAACGCCTAACGGCGCTATATTTACAGAAAAAGATTTGGAGAATCCCTTTTATCGTAGGACTGCTGAAAAAGTTGGTTTGTCTTACGAGATGCGCGATATGAATGAAAACGAACAATATAAATCGCCTCATTTCGACGAACCCAACATCCTAGCCCACCTTCGCTTTGATGACCGCGCTGGTCCCAATGGCGAAAAGGTCATGCACATTGCAGAGGTGCAGAGCGATTGGCATCAGAAGGGGCGGAAACAGGGATACAAATTAAGTGAGCCTGAATACCAGCGTCTTTCCGCCCGTGAACAGGAATTGATCTCCAAGGGCCACGATGCGACGCCGGAAGAGAAGCAGGAATGGGCAAATATCAAAAATCGCCTTCAAGCACAGTCAGTCCCCGACGCCCCCTTCAAAGCCACATGGCACGAACTAGCCATGAAACACGCTCTGCGCCATGCCGCAGAAAACGGCTACGACATGGTGTCATGGGATACCGGGGATACCAACGCGGATCGGTATGATTTGAGTAAACATATCAATACCGCCGCTGCCATTTCTAATAAAGATGGAACTTACAATCTTGTTTTAGAAGATAAAAACGGACAAGAAATTCATCCATATGCCAGTTCGGGCCATAGGGTTACGCCGGAAGAACTGGAAAATACTGTTGGCAAGGATGTCGCCCAAAAGTTGATTGAAGGTGCTGAGAAAAATAAGGGCCGTCCGTGGCCCAGCAATATGGCAAGCAATCCTGAATTTTATAATTTACGCGGCGTTGATCTAAAAGTCGGCGGCAAAGGCATGCGCGGTTTTTACGACAAAATCCTTCCTCCCGCTGTTAACAAAATGGTTAAGAAGCACGGGGTTAAGGTAGAAGACGGGAAGATTGTTGCCACTGATTACGGCAAAAAGGGGCGTCCAGCAGATGCCAATCCTGCATATGATGTTTATCACAAAGTACACTCTTTAGTAATTACTCCCTCGATGCGGCAAGAAATTATGCGCGGCCAGCCTACGTTCCAGCGCGGCGGCTCCATCACCAAGGCCGAAGGCGGGGCAGTCGAAGAGACCGTTCCTGAAGCGCCCCATACGCTCGAAAGCCAGTTGCAGGCTTTCCTACAGGGCAAGCGCAAGGCCGTCCTATACACTCATGAAGAGCCTGCTCCCCCTGAAGGGGCGCAGCGCCTAGAGACCGCCCACGGGGTATTCCATTACAACCCCGCGCTGATCGACGAACGCTCCATCAAGGCTGCGGTTGCCGGGGACAGGATCAACGAAATTCTGGGATACGGCCCCTATTCCAAGAAGGACGTTCTCAATCGCGTAACCGCTGGCGACACCCCGCTGGCTGTGGTTGGCCGGGACGCTGAAGGCCGGGAGGTTGTGGCTGCTGCCGGGACCCACGGAACGGCTAACGAACAGGCTTCGGCTATTGCGGCCCAGTTACCTACCGGCGGTCAGGTCCATATCGAAAGTCCGCAACAGGTCATTTCCGAGCGAATTGCGGCTTTGCGGTCCCCGGAACAGGGAAATAAGGACGCCCGGAAGGCATTAATGATCGCTAGGGCCATGGGCGGGCGCATTGCCAAGGCTGGCGGTGGAGAACTGCCGCTGGTCGGCCCCACCCCCGCTATGGCCCAGCAGAACCTCCAGCTTAGGAGCCAAGTACCCTTGGAGACTGTATATCAGGGAGAAGATCAGGAGCGGACACGTTCTTGGGGCAATATAGCTACCCCACCGCCTAACCAAGAGAACCTTTTGAATTATGACTCTGTTGCCCCCGTCTATACCAGCAGGGTGCAGGAACTGTTGACCAATCCCAGTGCGCTAAACCGCATGAAAATGGGCAGGCCACAGCAGTGGGTTAAGTACCTCCAGAAGGGTGGTGCCAAGCCTGAAGAAATTAGTATGTACGGCATTGGTGAAGGTGACCCCAATACGAAGATTAGTCGCGGTGATGTCTATTCCCGTATTGACGGTAAGATACCCCAATTGCGCGAAAAGCTACTTGGCGGCGGCGGCAATAAAAGTGATCTAGAAGTCAATTATAGCGATTGGGAAACTGAAGAGCCAGATGACCAGTGGCTTTACGATAATGCCGTAAGTGTTAGGCAAAACGAGGTTGATGATAATAGGCACAATACTGACTTTATGGCTCCGTATGCTGAAGATGCTGTTTATAATTTTTCTAAAAAACATCTGTATACCACCAACCCTAACAATGTTCAGCCGGAACAAATTGAGGGATTTTTACATCATGCCTTAGAAGGTGAATTGATTTCTAAGGATACTGCCAAAGACCTTTTAAATGCTGCAAAAAACAAAGAAATTACTTCAGACAAATGGCACGGCGCTATTGACGAAATGAACGATAGCCAAGTTGCCAAGATTGAAAGAGAGCGTGAAAAAGGTTCACGTTCCAACGGCGACATGGCAGATCATACTAAACATTATGAAGAAGCCGTTCACGCACTACACGGCGCTGCTAACGCGCAAATAATTAAGCATTTTAAAGATGAGGCAATGGATGATCGTGACGCTCTAGAAAAATTAACGCAGCAGGAGCGTGAGTATTATTACGAGGATCGTGACTCCCCTAAAACAAGAGCCGCATCAGTTACCAATCCAAACGGGCGTGATCTTGATTATGAAATCCGTGATAGCGGTGGGCATGGAGGCGGTATTTACGTCACAGACCATCGCGCCAACCCTATTGGCAATGTAGATTCGCATGACGAGGCAGAGGAATTAATTCGTAGTCATGCCGCCAAGAATCTTGGCCTGAGCGGAACTGAGGTCGGACAAAAGAACATAGACAAGCCCAACGTCCATGATGTTGGTATATACGGGGAAGGAAGCCAATACTCGCTTCCCGGCGTGACCGATTACCGTGAACATACGCTTCACTTTGACCCGACTACGGGGCGTGACTTTGAGGGCGGGCATTACGACCCTAACGCTGTTGTTCATATGCGCTACGGCACTGTCAATGACGCCAATGGGAAGCGTCTTCTGTATTTAGATGAACTGCAGAGCGACTGGCACCAGAAGGGCATGGGCGGTCTTTACGACACCCCAGAAGGTCGTTCAAAGCTAGAATCATACAAAGACATGTATGAAAAGGCTTCAAAAGACGTACAGAGCCATAGACATCATATTTTGTCTGGCCTTGGTCTTTCGCCAAATGAGTATCCAAATCATACTGCGGATGCATTTTCTGTTTATATGCTGATGGGTCCAGAGGATGCCTATAAATATAGGCACGGCATATTTGATAAATACAACTCCGTTGCAAGCGAAGACCCGGCTTTGGCAAAAGCCATGTTTGGTGAAAACGCCGATAATGTTAACGGCCCCGAATTAATTAAGAACTTTCAAGAGTACGCTAGGCAGGCGTTTGGGGATGATTATAAAAACCATGCGTCAGATCATACTTCTGCTTTAGTGAAACAAAATAATTTGAGAGAAGCCGCGAGGGGGGACCTTGTTCCTGACGCGCCTTGGAAAAACACCAGCGAGTGGTCCAAACTGGCAATGAAGCGGGCGCTCCGTATAGCTGCTGACTATGGCTATGACGGCGTAGCGTTAAGCCCCGGCTGGGTTCAAAAGCATCGTTGGGGCAATGAAGACCATCAAAAGACATATGACGACTTGATGGGAGGCTCCATGAGAAGCCTTGCCAAGCAGGAGGACCTGAATTTTGGCACCGCAAGCATTCCTCTGTTGCGTAAACACGCACAAAACAACCGTGTTTCTGGCGTTGATAACCCTGATCAGGCCCACGCCATTTATCTAGAGGACGAACACAAGGACAAAATCCGTAAAAAGGGCTTTAAGCTGTTTAAGCAGGGCGGATATGTCCCCATGAAGAACAGTTCTGCTGTCGAGCAGGCTTTTAAACTGACATCCAAATCCGGCGCGACGTTGCCCGCTGCCGTGTTTCTTGCAAGGCAACATCAACGTCGGGATTAACCCCTCCAAGGAGAAATGTAATGTCTGAGATGGCAAAGGCCGCACGGGCCGCAATGAAGCAGAAGGCCAAGCGCCTTACGACTGACCCCCACAAGAAGGTTGACGCCTCTAGCTGGGAGCCTGAAGAACCCATGAACACGGGGGCCAAGACTGGCCTGCGTCCGATTTCTCCCCGCGCTTATAAGCGTGGCGGCAAGGTCGGCATGAAGGCCGAAGGCTGCGCGAGCGCCCCGAATGCCGGTCGCAAGGCCCGCAAGGACGGCGGAGAAGCTAAGTCTTGGGTCAACGCCAAGGTTAATCGCAACGTCAAGGAAGCCAACGCTGCTGAGTTCGGCAAGCCCCATGTCGGTGGCATGAAGAAGGGTGGCCGCACTGGCAAGATGGACGGCGGCGGCATGATGGCCCCGGCCTCGCTTGGTACGTCCATGGGTGATCCCCGTCTTGGGATTGTCCAGAAGGACCGTATGAGCATGACCAACCAGCCGGGTGTTTATAAGCGCGGCGGTCGTGCCTGCGGCGGCTATCAGGAAGGCGGCAGCGTTGCCAAGGACTTTGCCAAAATCCAGAAGATGATTGAAGCCCGTAAAGCCATGCAGACCGAGAATGCTCTGGATGCCGTCCGCCGTGGCAATGCGACTTCCCGCCCGCTGGACCGTTTGCCCGCGAGCAGCGAAGACATAGTTGGCCGTCGCCCTCTGGTCACCGGTCCCAGTGGCGAAGCGTATGTTCCGCCCGCGCGTATGGGCCGCAAGGCTGGCGGCAAGGTTGACGAAGCGCAGGACAAGAAGCTGGTTAAGAAGGCGTTCCGTCAGCATGAGAATGCTGAACACGGCGGCAAGCATTCTGAACTGAAGCTGAAGAAGGGCGGCACGGCCAAGAAGGCCCGTGGCGGCAATCTTGGTTATTATGATGACCCAGAGGACAGGCCGAGTCTTCGTCTTATTAAGACCCACACTGGCCCCGAAGGCCATGTGGCTAAGGTCTACAAGGATAGCGGCTGGGGCGAACACCGGGTGAAGTTCTTCAAGCCTGATGGCTCGTATCAGTCAAAGGCTGATTACCATGGTGATATGGAAGACGCCCATGAGACTGCCAAGAGCATGGTAAAGTCGGGATTTGGTAATCCTGACAACAAGTATGATGCGGTCAAGAAAGCCCGTGGCGGCAAGGCTGGCAATTACACTGGCGGCACTCGCCCGACCGGTGGCCGTGTTGCTAAGGCTGGTGGTGGCCTGTTGAATGCGATGAATGATGACGCTCCCAAGTCCAAGAAGAGCGGCAAGACCAACATCAACATCATCATCAACCCGCACAAGATGGACAATCAGCCTCCGGCTCCGGGCGCTCCGATGCCCCCGCCGCCCCGTCCGATGCCGCCCCCGATGCCCCCGATGCCGCCGATGGGCGCTCCTCCGGGAATGCCGCCGGGTGGAATGCCCCCCGGTATGCCTCCGGTCGGTGGTCCGCCTCCGGGTATGCCGCCGATGCCGCGCAAGTCCGGCGGCAAGGTCGGTCACCGCAGCTATAGTTCCTACAAGGACATGGACGCGGGCGCTGGCAGCGGGTTTGGTCGCTTAGAGAAGACCGAGATTGCCAAGAAGAAGTATGTCAAGCCGGTCTAAGTTGCCAATCTGGTAATTAGTAACTATATGTAGTGGGCCGGGGGAAACCTCGGCCCATTATTTTGCCTAATCGTAGGGGCGTTTATGCAAACAATTGATACGGTTTTTCAGCGAGAATTAAAGAAGCTGATTGCCACTAGGATACTGGACCTAAAGGATAATTTGGCGATGAACTCTTATGAGAGCGTCGCTGAATTTAAGTACCTAATGGGTAAGATTGCTGCCCTTACGGACATGGCGGACATGATGGATGCGGCCCAAGAGGCCTCTGATCAACGCAACCGTTAAAGTATTAAAGGGATACCTATGCCTCCTAGAATGATGGAACACGACGAAGACCCGAAGGTAGTTCTGAAAGAACAAATCGGGAACATTGATAGCTTTGACATCTACAACAACCAGATTTTGATTGCTGTCTATGTCAGGCCCGAAAAGACCAAAAGCGGCATCTACCTAACTGATGGTCACCGCGCTGAAGACCAGTTCCAGTCAAAGGTTGGCCTAGTCCTGAAGAAGGGTCCGGCTGCTTTTGAGGGTGATGACAGCCTGTGGTTCAAGGACATGAACATTGAACTGAACGACTGGATCGTGTTCCGGCCCTCGGATGGCTGGGCGATTACCGTCAATGGCGTCCTGTGCCGGATGCTGGATGACACCTCCGTGCGCGGGAAGATCGACGTACCTGACAAGATTTGGTGAAAGGACCAATCAAAATGGCAAAAAAGCAAAAGGACGAAGATGTTGAGGTTGTTCTGGAGGCCCCGGAAGCCACGGAAACCCAGCCTGAACTCGAACTTGAGATCACAGATAAGCCTGAACCGGTAGGAGCTAAGGCTTCGGATAACGATAAGGCTATTTCAGACCTGAAAAAGCAGCTTGAGACCGAGCGTACTGCCCGGTATGAGGCCGAAAATCGGGCTAGGCAGAGCAGCAATACCGCTGCAAAGGCCGAAACCGACGTTCATCAGGCCAATTTGCACCTAGTTAACGGTGCGATTGAGTCCATGACCCGTGAAACGGAAATCCTGAAGGCCAATTATGCCAATGCGACGGCTAACGGGGATAATGAACAGGCGGCAAACATCGCTTATGCCATGTCGGAGACGGCTGCGAAGCTAAACCAGCTTCGTCTGGGCAAGGAAAGCCTTGAAAACCAGCCCCCGCAGCGGGTTCAGCCTATGGAAAGGCGCATGGACCCCGTTGAGGAGTTCGCAAGCCAGCTTTCCCCGCGCTCTGCGGATTGGGTACGCGCCCACCCCCAGTGTGTGACCGATCCCCGGCTTATGACAAAGATGATTGCGGCCCATAACATTGCCGTGGCGGACGGAATCCCGGCTGACAGCGAAGAATACTTCGAGTTTGTCGAAGACACGCTGAAAATGACCCCCAGAAGGGCAGAGCCGGTCTATGACGCCGAGCCTGCCCTGTCTGCGGCGTCTGCACCCACCCAGCGACGGGCCTCCCCTGCTGCCACGCCTGTGAGCCGCAGTGGGAACGGAACGGGAACGCCTGCCAACCGGGCCACCTTGACCCGCGAACAGGCCGACATGGCTAAAATGATGGGAATGACCCCCGCCGAGTACCACAAAAACATGATGGACCTGAAAAAAGAAGGGAAAATGAACTAATGGAACCTGTAGCAAAGCGCCGTGGGCGTCCCCGGAAAGTTGACCCTGAGACTGTTGAGCCTGTTTCCATCCGTCAGCCTATGAGGGCCGAAATGCGCGAACCCGATCCCCGTTCTGCCGCCGCAAAGAGGGCGCAGGAAATTATGGGCAATATTGGTCAGGCTGATGAGGGACAGGACGATTTCCGTACCCCCAAGGCCCCGGATGGCTGGACCTACGAATGGAAGCGCAACACGCTCTTCAATCAGGAAGACCCGGCCTACATGACCTCTCTGCACCGTACCGGCTGGGAGCCTGTTCCGGCCAAGCGTCACCCGGAAATGATGCCTATCGGGGCCGCTAAATCAATTGAGCGTAAGGGTATGGTCCTGATGGAGCGTCCTGAAGAGGTTACTCGTCAGTTTAAGGAAGCCGACAAGCGCCGCGCCCGTTTGCAGATGCGGGCCAAGGAAGAACAGCTTGGTTCGGCTCCGCAAGGTCAGTTTGGGCGAGACCATGCTCAGGCCGCTCCGAAGATCAACAAGTCCTACGCGCCGCTGCCTGTTCCGAAAGACTGATAAATCACGCCTTGCAGCAGCCCACGCTGGGAAACTGGCGTGGGTTTCTTTTCGTACATTTAGTAGCCGAATTATGTTGGGCCACTATCGTTTACAGATGGTTCCATATTTAGTATATACTTTCACTAAGCGCACAGCGCCTGCCTTCCCACGATGAGGAAGGCTATAATTAACCCCGGCCCTATCTTCGCCACGATGAGCGATGATGGCCTCCTGAAGAGGAGTCCCGTCATGGCGAATGTGAACGCGCCTTTCGGTTTTCTAGAATACTACGGTGGCGCTGGTGGCGCTCCGACTTTCTCCCAGTCTGCTCGCCGCACTGCATATAACGCTGCCGCCATCTATTTTGGCGACCCCGTTCAGCAGGATGGCACAACTGGTTATATCGTGCAGGCCGATCCTTCCGATACGCAGGCAATTGCTGGTATCTTTGTTGGTTGCCAGTACCTGTCTACCTCCCAGAAGCGCACCGTGTGGTCGCGTTACTGGCCGGGTTCGGACTCGACCACCGATGTCATTGTCTATGTTGTTGATGATCCGAATGCTCGTTGGCTTGTTATGGGCAACAGCACGACGTTCAACATCTCTGGCTCGCCTTCGGTGTATGGCACCTCACCTGTCGGTCAGTATGCTCAGTTCGCTATCGGTACTGGAAATACCAGCACTGGTGCGTCCGGCGCGTATCTGAATGCCCTCGGCACTACGGTCACTTATCCGTTTATCGTGGTCGATCTTATTACGTTCCCGCCGGGAGCGAATGGCGCGGACCCAGAGTCTGCTTACAATCATGTCGTTGTTGGGTTCAACAACCAGATCATGCGCACCAATGGCGCTGGTCCGACCGGCATCAGCTAAAGGAGATTTGACCAATGGCTGTTAATCTTAGTGCGATTAAAGACCTTCTGCTCCCCGGCCTACGCGGCGTAGAAGGCAAGTACGAGATGATCCCGTCTCAGTACGATAAAATCTTCACCAAGCATAACTCGAACATGGCCCTCGAACGTACTGCCGAAATGCAGTACCTCGGTCTGGCCCAGTTGAAGACCGAAGGCGGTCAGACTGCGTTTGATAATAACGCTGGTGAGCGTTTTATCTACAATCAGGAACATACGGAAATCGGCCTCGGCTACGCGATCACTCGCAAGGCTGTTGACGACAACCTGTATAAGACCCAGTTCCACCCGTCCAACCTCGGCCTGATCGAATCCTTTCAGCAGACCAAGGAAATTTACGGCGCGAACCTCCTGAATACTGCTGAAACCTACAATGCTTCCATTGGCGGTGACGGGGTGGCTCTTTGCTCACTCAACCATCCGATCACTGGCGGCACTGTGGCGAATACGCCAACAACTCAGGTTGATCTTAACGAAGCTACGCTGCTGAATGCGATGATCGCAATCCGCACGAACTTCAAGGATCAGGCTGGCCTGAAGGTCTTCGCCCGTGGTCGTAAGCTCATCGTTCCGCCGCAGCTTGAGCCTGTCGCGATCCGCCTGACCAAGACGGAACTCCGTCCGGGTACGGCTGACAACGACGTCAACGCTATCCTCAGCACCAGCGGTGGTCTGCCGGAAGGCTACATGGTCAACGACTTCCTGACGTCGGCCTATGCTTGGTTCCTGCTGACCAACATCGACGGCCTGTCGTACATGGAGCGCGTCAAGTTCGAAACCGACATGCAGGTCGATTTCGTGACCGACAACCTTCTGGTCAAGGGCTACGAGCGTTATAGCTTCGGCTATTACAACTGGCGTTCGATCTTCGGTTCGTTCCCGACGTCGTAATTTAGGAATAGAGAGGAGACAGCTCATGTCTATTTCTGCTTTTGCGGGTCCTCTGGTTAGCTTTGGCCAGTCTGCGTATGACTCGGATGGCCAAAACCCAGAAGTTGGTCCGTCGTTGTTCTTTGGTGGCGCGGGGATCCTAGATCCTCGCCTTCCATTTTCATACGCGCCCGGTCAAGATTTCGGCGCTACTACTGCTGGGTTTCTTGGTATACAGGACATGGTGTCTTTAAACATTGTGCCCTACACGCTTAATACTTCGGCTCTTGCCGCTTCTGCCAACACGACTGCCAACACGGCAATGACCTTGGCATCTTCTTCTTCGGCCTCAACCGGAGTTGCAGTTGCCCAGAGCATTGTCCGCTCTGACACCGGTGTTGCCGTTACCGGCCTCCTTGGAATTGACGCCTTCACTCAGGTGACGGGCTATATCTCAAATGGCACAAGCGGAACTGCTGGTAACATCCTGATTGTCTCTGCGGCTTCTGCTGGTCAGTTGACAATCGGCATGGTTATTAGCGGTACAGGCATTGCTGCTAACACAACGATCACCGGTTACGGCCCGACTGTTAACGCCACAGACGGCGGTTCTGGTGACGGCTATACTGGTTCGTACACAGTTAGCGGCGATCCTGTTGCTGCTGGTACAAGCGCTTCGCAGCTTACGATCTCAGCCTCTTTGGGCAACTCAACACTGAGCGCTATCGCGGCTGAACGTACTTCGTTTGGCGCTGCTGGCACCATTCAGCTTTGGAACCCAATGGCTTTGACCGCCCGCGCTGTGTCCATCACCACCAGCGTTGCCACTGTCGGCACTACCAACGTCTTTACGGTGGCTGGTTACGACATCTATGGTTACCCAATGTCTGAGGCAATTAGCGTCCCGTCCACTTCGGTTTCGGGCACTACTGTTAACGGCAAAAAAGCGTTTAAGTTTATCACCTCTGTAACTCCGTCCGTAACTGATGCGACCACATCGTATTCAATTGGAACGACTAATATTATTGGTCTTCCGCTACGTTCAGATTTCTTTGGTGATAGCTTGTTTGTATACCCCGGCACTGGTTCCACAAACGTGGTAACTTCGGTAACTGGCTACACGGCTGCTGTAACTACACTGGCCACAACAACAACTGGTGACGTTCGCGGCACCTATGCACTACAAACGGCTGCTTCCACCGGAACCAACCGTTTAATCGTTCGTCAATCACCTGCGCTTTACAATATCAGTTCCGCAACGGGACTGTTTGGCGTCACACAGGCATAAGGAGGCTAATATGAAAGGTCGTAAAATGCGCGCATCGGGTGGCGTCAATCAGGCAGCCGAAGATCTTGGCCGCAAGAACATGCGCTACACCTACGAAAGCAACGTCAACGAAGCGGCTGAAAAGCGCAAGAG